TCCGCCCCCGCCAATCCCCGCCGTGAGTCCACTAGTGACTGACCCAATTCCCTGAGCTACCGCCTGTCCACGTGCAATGGCTTGTTGTGCGCCCACATTTCCTCTATTGGCTATAAGATTCATCTGACCTTTGCGCCTCGCGATTTCAATATCCACGCCTTGAGTTCCAGAAAGCCCTGATTCAGGAAGAAGGGATTCCGCAATTGCAAGCCCGCCGGCTGCCCGCTGCTGCTCCGCCTGTTCTTGTGCTGCAACTGTCGGAAAAATATTCGCAAGCAACCGCTGACGAGATTGCGCTAATGAATCCGCAGTAGTCGCGAGTGCCGCGCCCTCTGCCGCGCGCTGTTGCTTGAGCGCAATTCCCGCACCGCCAAGTAATCGAGCGGTCGTCCCGCCCACTGTCTTGTCGCTAACGCCTACCCCCGCCCGCGCACCGGTTTGAATTCCAGTCCGAACTAACTCCGCTTGAAATTCTGCCGGCAAGGAGGCCCCCGCATTGAAATCTTCCTGCGCCCGCGCAATGATAGTGTCCTTCAACCGTTCCATATTCGCATCTGGGCGAATATTCTCCTCAAAAAGCTGTTTGGCGACTTGTTCTGTTTGTCTTGTTCCGGCGGGTTGTTGAGCGAGTTTGAGTAGATGCTGCTTACTAAAATCCCGCAATGCCGCAATCTCCGGGTCTACTTCTTTCTGTAACTCCAGCCGACTCTGGGCGCGCTCCTTGTCCATTTGCTGTGCGAGCAAATTCAGCGCCTCCGGATTTAATTGCTTGCGCAAAATTTCCTGCTGCTGGTCAATGGCTTTTCTTTGCGCGGCGGCGGCTTTGTCCGCTGCTTGCTTCTGAACAACAGCGGTTGCGACTCCCCCGATTACTGCGACTGCGGCTACGGCGGCTACGGGCATATTAATTTATATGTTTCCAGAACATGATTTCTCCGGGTCGATATCCTCGACGCAGAAAGAAGCCACGCATGGCTTCCTCGTTGATTCCAATTTTGTGGCCAACGAAATACTTCTTTGTATTCCGGCGCTTCGCTTCGGCCTCGAAGGCATTGAACAACCGGACCCCGACGGAGGTATGTCGAACTTCCGGTGCGACATACCAAAATTGCGACTGTGCCGCCGGAGCGCCCGAATATAAATCAGGGACATAACTTGCGCCTAGAAATCCAGTCAATTCGCCAGACTCGTCCTCGGTAAAAAAAACGTCCCCCATCCCGGCTTCCATCAGCGGACGCCAAATCTGCTCGTGAAACTCCGGCACGTATCCGGTGAAGAGTTTCACCTCATCGGCAAACCGCCTTCCCAACTTCCGAATTCTCGGAAGTTCGTCGGGCCGAAGTTGATGGACTTGCAAACTCATCGAGTAAAAGTCCGGTTTTCTCAGAGCTTGTATAGGGTCCAGAGAAACAAAGCAGCCGGCGTATTGGGGTGCGGCTCCGCCGCTTTCGTGTAATCGCTCGCGTTCGCCTTTGTGTATTGCGGGGCAGTGATTAGCTTGGTTCCCGTCGGGCCATCTCCAGCGGTGCCGCTTTTGCTATTCACCGAAGCCGCCTCGACATTAAGCCCCATGTCCGCTACGGTTTCAACATGATTGGGAGGATTCGGCTGCGGAATTTCTAGGGTATCCCCATCATCAATTCGATGGATGCGGACCCGTTGATTACTTCCCAATGCAAAGGCGTGCCCGATTTCATGCGTATGTTGTTCGACCTGTTTAGAAGTCAACACGACCGATTCTTCACCCGCCTGTTCGCCGGCAGCCTTAGCGGAAATCCCTGAACTCGTCGTGAATGCGGCGTCCGGGCTTGCACCGGGGTCTTTTGCCGCCATGCCAATGAAACGCCCCCGCTGCGACTCATCATCTTTACCGAGCACTTCCCATCCAGGATTAAATTCCTTCGCTTTTGCAAGCGTGGTGTGGGTAACGGACTTTACATCCCCCGGAGAACCGGCGGCGGTTCGCCATGCCCCGCGTTCAAATCGCAAAAGCACGTTGATATCCGTATCAAAAAATTCCTCTAACTCAACCGGACTGCTAGAACGTGAAGCCGTCGGACCATTGTTCACGATATTCGCAGAGGCTTTCCATTCCGCCCCATTCCATCCGTAAATTCCAATAATTCGACTTTCGTTCGTCCGAATCCAGATGGTCGGGTCATCCGGTCCGGGAGTTCCGGGGTTGTCCGGCTGGATAAAGAAAAACGCGGGGAGTGAAGCAGTAATATCCGCCGGAACATAGCGCCCCTGCGAAGTTGAAAATACCCACCATTGCGTCCCACCCTTTAGCCACGGGCCGACGTTAGAGCTTGGCTCCACGTCACCAACGACAAAAAAGTTCGTGCCCACCGGGCTAAGAATGGAGAGACGACGAACCATCTCTTCAAACCATTCTTGAACAGTTCCCTTGAAATCAACGGGCAGTGGCGCGGCTTTCAGCACTAAATTCGTTTTATTTAATCCCATAAATTACAGTGTTATAGGTCCGAGAATCGGAGACGGAAGTGTTTCGCCAATATCCGGCTCCAGACCAGTGACCTTGAAGAAAAAGGTTCCGGTTAACCCGATTGAAGCGAGGTCAAAATGAGCATCGCTCACATTCGAGGTTAGCAATGTAAACGGTCCGTCCGCCGAGTCGGCGCGATAAATCACGTAGGAGAACGCATACGGAAGCGCCGTCCATTGTAACGTCGTCCCGTCGAGAATCAAAAGCTCCGGGCCGGCTTTGCGGTCCACTGATTGAGCCTCCAAAACTGCTGAGAGCCCCATCCCCGAGCCGGACCCAGATGCTTCGGAGACAAGTTCGCAGATGTCCGGCGCAATGTAATTAATTGACAAAGCCCGCCTTGTGACGGGGTTAAACGCATCAAATTCGCGCATTATTCCTCCCCCCTGCTTACCGTCTCGGGCGCTTGCTCCTCGATTCGTTTCGCGGCCTTTCGAGTTGCGATGCAACGAGCGATTTTGTCGGCGGCTTCCTGCGAGATGGTGCTTTCCGCTTCTCCGACGCCAGTCTCGATGATGTCCCCGGACGTAAGCGTGACGGTTTGACTGGAGCGAAAAACAAGTTCTTGATTCGCTAATCGCTCCACCGCGTCAAGAAAATTCTCATCCGCCACGGCGGCACCATCGAATCGAACCACGTTCTCAACCACCTCATCGGCCTCGCACGCTCCGCCAAGTTTCTGGCCTTCCTCGGGGTCAGTATAAATCGAAATTCCGCGCACCGCCCCCGGCCCCGATACCACAATCAAAAGCTGAACGGATTGTTCAATGAATTCAGCGGATTCGTCCTCGACCCCGCACGAACTCAAGTTCTCATTCTCCTGCGCCCAAATTTCTCGTGCGTCTTGTGTGCGAATCCGACGGGACTGCTTCTTCAGACTGTAGAGAATCTCCTCCGCTGAAAAAACGTCGGTTGCCCGAATCGTCCCCGCAGTTGCCCGAATTCGTTTCGTAAGAATTCGCTTATACGAACCTCGCGGCGTGCCCGCCCAAAACACTGCGATGTCTATATCTCCGAGCAGTTCCCCTAGGAAAATATCTGAGAATCGAAATTGTTTTTTTCCAAGCGCGTCCTGGACGAAGTATCCCCGCGTTTCGAGATACCAAGTAATCGGACAATAGTCATCAAGACGGTCCGGAGTGAAAGATTCCCACAGCCGGTTTGTCCCGTCAAAATCCTTCGAGAAGTGGAGAATCATGCTGGTATCATTCACCTGCCCAACCAGCCAGTTAATTGGACGAGTCCCCGTCCAAAATCCATTCCACGCGGGCGGGGCCATTTTATCAATCGTCTGGTATGCCCCGGTATCCATAACCCAAGTATGTCGATTGTAATGGTCGCAATACGGAACACTCGTCAGCAAATAATTTTCAATGGATGCGGACGCGACTCCGGCCAAATCTTCCGAAAGCCGAGATTTGCTATCTTGCATCTCCGAATCCCGGTAAGGAAGCGAAGAAGTTTGCAAACTCAACACCGCCGAGTCGAATGAAGTCAGCCCGTAAGCTGACCACCACCATAACAATCCATAATGGGCAACCACGGACCGCTGCGAAGTGCAACCAATGCCCGGAAATAGCGTGCGCTGAAAATTCGGGGTTAGAAGCCATTGGGAGCGGTCCCGGATTGATGCTTGAATCAAATCTGTCGTGCTATTTGTAAAGACTAAAAGCTGCGGGGATTCCACGCTTGTCGTGCGCGTGAGCGCCGTGACTTCGCCGGGAAGAATAAATGCCTCGATGGAGGCAATATACTGCGGCTCCGTAAATCCAAGCGGATTCGCAATGTCTGATGCAAAAACATTATTCGCTCGCGCAACCCAAAGGCGGTCCCCAACCCATTCCATCGGACCGCCAAGCGGAATTTTTCCCGGCCCGCGCTGATGTTCAGCCCGAGTCCCGTCGAAGACTGCGGCGGGTGTAAATCCCCCATCTTGAATCACTAGAAGATTCCTCGGAGTAATAAATCGAAGGCTTCCATCGGGATTGATTTCCACCGATTGCTCAACCTGTTTGAAAAATAGTTGTCTCGCGTGCGGAATGAACGCGATGTCCGGAATTTGCCGATAGGAGCGAAAGGGATACTCCGAGAGATACACGAGCCCCTCGACCCCAAAAATAATCACCGGGGTTCCGAGTTTGGGAAAAAAGAATGTCCCGCCCTGAGAATTCCCCGGGGGCGCGGCGAATTTGCAACGGTGCCCGGGCCGGCATTGAACGATACCGCCGCGATTCACCGTGTTCATCGACCGTGCATATTGCCCGCCCGGGAGTTGAGCCGGGTCGGCATTGCTGTTCTGCCCCGGTAAGAAGGTTACGTCTCCGTCTATCCTACGAAAGGGTATCTGGTTCTGCTGCGGCGCGCTCACAATATTCTGGCGCTTTTTCGGCGATTCTCGTCCTTCCAAAGCGGTTGAAGATTCAAGTATTCAAAGCACTGTCGTTGCTGTGACGGGTCGGACAAATCAAAACTGGCACATGGTCGAATGTGGTCAATCTCCCATTCCCCCCAATTTTCCCAAGTCATGCCGGGGCGAAATTTAAGTTCAAACCACTCCCGGAAGTGCTCCATCGAGCATCCCAATAATTCAAGGGCAGACAGGTCTTTTTTTGTTCCGTTTGCCCTCAAGGCATTCCTTAAACGATTCCGTAATTGAGTGGCGACTTGAAAACCCGACCCCAGCTGATAATTTCGTTGATATGAATTTCGAGCAATTTCCTTACTTCGGTCTGGATTACGGGCTCGCCATTCCGACATTATTTTTTGATTTTTTTCAGGGTTCTTTTCGCGCTCTACTTTCTTCCGTTCGGCCCGGATTTTTTTCCAACACGCATCGCATTTTTGTCGGGGTCGATTGCATTCTTGATTCAAGGGAATGCCGCAATCACAAAATGACTTTCGTATGACCGAGCTATTCCGAATGCGAAATTGTTTCACAGAATCGCGATGCGCTTGCTTAGCACACTCCATGCAATATTTCGGAATGGGTCCAACCCGATTTGGTCGAAGAATGAGTTGTCCGCATAGACACACGTTCATATTCAAGAAATATAATCGTATTTATCGGAAATAGAATTGCGGTCATCAACCATTATCGGATTTTTGGTTGGTGTTCCGATGGTCCATTCTTTCTGCGTAAGCAATCTCACCGCGTTCGCCTCATAAAGATTTCCGTTTGCGAGGTCTCCATCATCATACCACTTAAACGCGCGCATTGCGAGCAACATCGCGGGACGTGAATGAATCAAAATCCGGTCGTGAATCGAGGTAATTTCGTAGGTCCGCTTTCTATAGACAATCGTCACCCACGAACCCGACGGAGAAATACGAATCCGGCGGTATTGCGGCTTCGTCTCGTCCGGCTCAAAAATTCCCAGTAGCGTCCCCGTCGAAGTGGAGCTATCAAAACTCGAAAGTCGAACATTTCCCAAAGTCCGGTCTTTAATAATTCCCGTGATTCGGCCAACAATTGGGTCAGTAGCCGCCGGCAAGAAATATCCATAAATCGACGGGACGCGCAGCCCCGGCTCAACAATATCCCCCACTTTAGTTTGGAGCACCCGGTTTTGATTATCATACCCGAATACCCGAAGCAACTTTCCGGCGTCTCGTTCATCGTCCAATTGGGCCGCTAGTTTAGCCGGGCACTTCAGGTCTTTGTAAGTCGGAAATTGTCCTTCGTCCGTCCAGGTCCAGTTACACGAACACCCACGAGACCCCGGACCATTCAAATGATATTTAAAAAGTCGGTCTTGCCCGTGCGCGGGACGCCCGCAAATATTCACTGCAAGCGGAGTCTCAATTTCGCGAGGCAGCGTGACACAATTCCCGTCTACGCAGATGTCTACCTCTCCCACTAGCGGGTCGATTTCACCCGACGTGGAAAGAAGCTCGATGGAGTCTGTGATTTGTCGGAACAATTTGCGTTCATTGCAATGCCCGAAAATCTTTTTCGATTCCTCGAAAATTTCCTCCACGATAATCATTTAATAGGACTCCTCTTCATCCTCCACAGACGGTTCCGGAGCGATTTCCTTCTTCTTTTTCTTCTGAACCTTTTTCATTTCCTTGTCCAGAACATCCTCGGTAGATTCCTCATTGTCTTCCTCACGAGTTTCCTTACCCTCCGTATCCAAAATTTCCGTCACTTCCAATTCCACCACCTGCATAGTGTGGTCTTTCATTTTTCGAGTTTCTTCCGATTTCTTGCGAAACTTTACGGTCATCACTCCCTCATCTGGAAAGTTGTAAGGCTTCTCCCACTCCAAATGAAGCGATGGATAGAAAGTTTCGTTTTTCATATCCGACGGGCTCGCGGGCTCGCCCATGTCTTTCATGGTTTTTCCCAGGTCGATTGGGTATTTTGGTTTTTGTGCTTTTGTCATACCGGTCTTAGAGTTATGATTTCTGGTCAAGGAAGAGTTGTCCACCGGAGCTTCAGATAATTGTCATATAAAGCATCGACTTCTGCATCGGACCGATGTTGTGAATACACAAGTAGTTCAGCCAAATCCCCCCGTCCACTTCCAAGAAAATTATTATTGCATAAAGTATTGAGCCGAACCGTGGCGCTACCTACTCCAGTTCCTCGGGCGGTCTTATTCTCCCGAAAAGAGACCGTAGTTCCGCTCCGACGAACTGTAGCAACATGGAGAAGGTTTGAAGCAGAACCAAAAGCTGAGGAAGTCAAAAAAGCAGTTCCGTCGAAATAATTCAAATTGTTTCCAGCGACATTTCGACGAATCTGGTCGTTATCTGCGTCGTGCCCCATCCAGATAGTGTCTGCTCCGACATTGGTCTTATTTACCAGTATGATGGTGAAATCTCCTGCCAAAGTGACTACCGGAAAATCCAACATTTCTTGCAGCGAATCAAATCGAACAATCGGCATAGTCCCGACTTCATTTGTTTCAAAAGTCGGATTGGGCGGAGCCCCAGATTCCGTTGCATCGTGGCCGTTTACTGTTTGGTCGGTCCAAATCGTCCCCGGGTCCCCGACTAAAGTTCCATCCGCAAGATTAAGACTATCTGCTTTTAACCACATTTCTAGTCCCGCATAAGAACCCGGACCGAATTGATTACCCACTCGCCCGAGAAAAGCGAGGTCAGCGATTTTTAATCCACGAGCCATAAATTTATTTCAACTTTGCACGGCATAAGCCGCAACGATGTCGGAGTCATTCGCCCCGAAACAAGTCACAGTCAAAATTGCCGTTTTGTTTGCCGCAATAGAGGTCGGCGCAGACCCGCCGACGAACGTCCATCCCACCGGAAAGGTATAGGTCCTCGTCGAGCCATCCGCGATGATACGAATTGAAACGGTCCGAGGAGCCGCCCGATTTGAAGTCGTGAACGTCAGGTCCCCCGACAAAGAAAGAGTCCGGTAATCGTCCAACGAGAAATCAATATCGGTCGGCGAGGCTTGCGTCAGCGTCGAATGGGATGACGAACCCGCTGGCCCGGTCGCTCCAGTTGCGCCGGTTGCGCCCGTAGAACCGGTCGGACCTGCGGAGCCGGTCGCCCCTTGCGGACCTGCCGGGCCGGTTTCGCCCTGCGGACCTGCCGGGCCGGTTTCTCCGGTCAATCCCTGCGGCCCAATCGGACCCTGCGCCCCGACATTATCCGGACGAATTTTCTTGGTTCGGAAAGTGCCATCCTCCTGTTCGACGGCCATGAACAGAAACCCACTCGGATTTACGGATACTTCTTCCGGATAAGAACTAACTTTCGCCATATATGAGTAAAGGTTAAGAACTTCGGGGGCCGGTCAAGTGGTTTCGAGGGTATCCCATCCCTTTTCCCATAGCAACGATAGCCT